GCTACGAGTTTTATATGTTAACTTCTACTACACTACTAAACTATTTTTTTAATAGTTAGTCATTTAGAGGATTCTTTGGAACATCCTCTTCAGAGCCATAGTTGCTGTATGTTGGAGCAAACTCTTGAGAAGGATCAATCTCAATTTTCATAGTAATTTGCTTGAATTCGCCAGATGCAGCGTCTAGATCTCCCATATTAAGATCAGAAATCCACATACCTTCAACATACCATTTTCTTTCAAATTGTCCATTAGAAGCATATTCTGTAATATAACCGTTTTTCTTATATTCATCCGCTACGCCAATATTACCGCTCTTCCAATCATAAGTTTGCTTAAACCATGTAAGAACAGCATCAAGCTCTTTTCTGCTTAAAACATCAATAACGGTTATTTGTCCGCCAGTCCAAGTTGCAACTCCGGCAAATTTCTTTGCATCATTACCATGTCTAAGTTCTAAAACATTAAGACTAACAGATGGAATAAATGCTTGTTTAATAACTAACTCTAAGTTATTATCTTCCTCGTTATCAACTGTTGTAACATCATTGATTGTTACAATAAAATTATTAGTTCTACGAACATCACCTAATAGTCCTGATAATGGTTTGACTCTAATGTTAGCCATTATAGTTCGCCTCCTTCAAGGATAACTTCATAAGTATTTTCAGATTCTTTAATTGTTATATTAAATTCAACAGATTCGATAACTCTAATTGGCAGATAACTGACAGCTGCCTTCATGATTCCATTCGCAATATCGCTTTCTGTCATTGTAATATCTTTACCGATATAAACTTGATAATTTTCTATTCCATCAGAGTTAAGAATTGTTCCAAACAATGATTTCATTCTTAAAGATACCGTATCCCACGACTTCCTATTGTTTGGCTGAAATAGCATTGACTCAGCGATTCTAATAAGCTGGCGCTTAATCCAAAGAGCCTCTGTTATAACGTGGCTTCTATAAAATGGATGAATGCTTGTAGCCTTATCACTTGAATACATAGTGTTCTGTGAGACAAATAAATTTCCTACACCAATCTTATTTGTTAAAACATTAATATTTAATGCTTGGAAAGCTTCTTTTTCTACAGTGCTTATTGCTCTAAATAAAGAGATAAATTCAGGAACTACGCCGTACTGTTCTCCAGCGACTGGAATCCACGGTGTTTCTAGTGCAAGAAGCTTTGCTTTTCTTGCTAGTATTGCCAATGATGCTGGAATACCAACATAATCTGTCGCTTCTGCGTATACTCCTGGTGTAGCAATCAATTCTTCAGATATATCTAAATCTTCATCAATTGTCGATGTATCAAAAACGCTTTCAATTCCAGTAAACCCTGAGTTAATAGCAACGCTGATTTTTGGAGAAGAAAATTCAGCTACAATATCTGCAGCAGCTGACTCATTTACAAATGGTGTAAGGTCTAATAACAACTCGATGTTATTATCGTCTACAAGGTCTTTTAGGTCATCATCCCAAATGATTGATTCTCCACTACCAGAAACAAACGAATACGGTACTACAATAAATTTATAATCTAAGACTTCTAAATCCGAGATATTCGCGGCGTCATCTTCATCAAAAGTTCCAGGAGTATCTACGGCATAGCATAGTAAATTTACACCAGCTCTTAGTAAGTATTCAGCAGAATATAGCTCCTTGAATTGAACCATTGTTGTTGGCGCTTGAAATGCCGTTTCTAATTCTTTAATCGTATTTATCCTAATAGGATTCTCAGATGCAGCTTTTAGCAGTGCATTCTTAAAAATAACTAGCGTTAATCCCACGTCATTTGGTTGTTTAACAGCGGGTGCAACTGATATGTTTACATTAATTGCCATTCATAATTACCTCTCTATCGTAATTTTTTAAATAAATCTTTTAATCCAAAATCTTTAACAATGTCTTGTTTAATTAAACTACTGGCATTTGGTGGAATCTTGCTGCCTGTCATAATGTCCATGTTAGTCATCATAAAGAATGCTTTAATGAAATCTAAATCTTTGTTATTCGCGGCCTCTCTAATAAATTCTACACTAGTATTATCTGCGACTTTTTTAAGATCAACAATATTCTCTTTAACAACATGCGGCTTATTTAAAAGCCTTTCTAGTCTCATTCTGTAATATTTATTAATAGCGCTTACATAACCTTCTTTATATGCATCTATGACATATCCGGGGGCATTTCTCGCCTTTAGTTTATTTATAGATTCCGTATAAGCTTTTCTATTAAACACTGTTAGTTTCATATACTTGCTCCTTTACTAGCATTACTCTTCTTCAAATTCTCCACCGTCAAATCCTTCAATAGCGTCATCAACATAAAATGATCCGCCTTCAACATCAATATCAACTTCAGTTGATGTAACGATTTCTGAAACTCTAAAATTAAGAAGTCTAGCATTCTTAATCTCATACGCGATAGAGTAGTGATAGATACGATCATCATTCTGAAATTCACTTTGCTCTACTGGACCAGAAATATATGTGATGTCATATGACTCTGTATATTCGAGGCTGTTTTTAATATCTATTTGAGTAACCTCAAGTGTCTGATCAAAATTAAATGCTTGCATGATATTTTCAGTAATATCATCTAGTGTTTCAGGTGTCTTTGTATAAATATCTAATTGATAAACCAGATTTACTGTAATAAACCTAGCAGCAACTCTCGTATGTGTGTCATCATCGTAGTAATACTCAACGCCACGTTTTCTTGCGGCAAAATTTTGAATATCACTTGGCTCAAAACCACTAGGCCTATAAATAGAAATTAGTGGAAACCTCAACGCATTTTTTGTTATGTCATCCTCAACTAAATTATACGCAACGTTATATACGATCGCGGTATTTGCATAAATAGTATTAGAGTACCACGCTTTGACTTTGTTTGTAAAAGCTATATCAAAATCTTTAAGCATAATATCTCCTCCTCATACACACTAATCTGTGTCAACAATCGCTTTTACTACATTATAAACAATTGTTCTTTTATCTCTACCTTTTTTTAAAAGGCCCTTTAGATGCATATAAGAAACAGGAGAATCGTTGATTGTATAAATAACATCAACCATCTTATCATTATAACAAAATGAAAATTCTTCTTCTCCTAGTTTAATTCTAATAACGACGTGGCTAACCATATCAAAATTATTGCTTATTTCAGATGGATCTGAATTAAGCATTGATCGTAGTTCTTTATCTGATATCTTAATATTAAAAATATCATATCCAACAAACTCAAATATGGCAAAGTCTGTAAAAGTGTCTCTAAAAAAGTCTTTTACAGCCTCTTCATCTTTAAATTCCCGCATAATAATATTGACAACTTTCATAACATCAAGATTTAAATCAGCGGTATTTGAAGCTTCTTCAAGTATAATCGTTTCTATACCATCAAGATCTCGCTTTTTTACTGATTGAACAGCATTTATAAGCCCATTAGCATCGTCATGACTTAGCATATTACTTTCTACAAGGCGCTTAATAAATAAAGATAACTCAGTTCTTTTATTCATATATATATAATATCTCCTTACTATACCTATTATTTATGGCATTATGCATAACTGAAATTACACACTTGATTATACATATAATACACTTAATTATACGCATAATCAAATGTATTTAACTAAGGCACCATTAAGCCGAAACTCTCCGGCGCCTTAGAAAATACAATTAGTTATTTAGTTAGTAATTAATTAATTTAGTTAAGATCAGCTAGGAAATGCAGGTGCTGATGGAACAACAACGTCAGTTCCTAGAAGTGCAACGTCTCCATCGTATTGACCATCCTTAGTTGCTAGCAATACTGGTAATGCCATTGGGTCGTTGATAATTGAGCCTCTTACGAAGTAATCAGCATTAACAACTAATTTACCATATGACATTGTGTAAGCTCTACGGATCATGAAGTCATCAAGTGTTACAGGTGTAGTTGCAACTACTGGAATGTAAGGTGCGAATACGATACCTGCGTCTAAGTTGTCTTTTTCATTCTTGTAGATAACTGCCCAGTCATTTGCATCCAAATCAGGAACAGCAATAACTTTGATGTCTTTTAGCTTACCGATTACAGAAGGTCCGCCGATTTGAGAACCGAAGTCTGAACCCTTAAAGTCTGGTAATGTTTCTACGATTGTTTGAGCGTTTACGCCAACTAGCAATACGTTACCACGTACACGTTTTGAAATACTGAAGATGTAGTTTGAAGCTCCTACAACAGCATCTCTAAATGATAGTTTGTGGAATTCATATAAACCGTTAGCAACACCAGCTGCTCTGTTCCAAATTACTTGAGCTGGGGCTGAGTTCATGATTTCGAATACGAAGTCTAGATCAGTCTCACGCTTTAGTTCATACATAGCAGATTCAGCTAGTTTATCTTCTAATTTAACACCAAATTGAGCTTCGAAACCGAAACCAGCTTGGAATGAATAATTAGTTTTGATTGTTCTAGCCATAGCAGTAATTTCGCGTGAATCGATGTCTGCGTTCAATTCAGGAACTTCTGTTGGTGCATACTTGTTGTCATAAGTGTAGTAAACTTCGATAGCTGAAGATGGTTCTTTGTCAAGTGTCATTGTTACTTGCATTGTAGTTGCGCCTGCTGTAACTACACCATTAGAAATAGTGATTTCACCTGCTGTTGGGTCAGCTAATGTGGCTGTAAAAGCTGCATCAGATGCCCAAGTAATATCTGCTTCTACGTCTCTTTGCTTTAATACAAGTGATCTTGCCTGAGCAGGACCCCAAATAGGTTTAGCTGTTGAGTCGTATGCTCCTGTTGCTTCGATTGCTGGTAAATTAACTTTGTATGATGAGTAATTCTTGTCAGTACTGATTTTGAATGGTGTGATTAATGCGTCGCCTGCAGTAACGCTTCCCTTTGTACTTCCTGCAATTGTTTGATAGTAGAAAATCATAGCTTTTTCAGTTTTGATTGGCTGTGTTGAAGCAATTTCCGTAACGATTAGGTTTGGAAAATAGCCAAAGAAAATGTCAAAGTATGTCTTCATTAAGCCGACGCCGGCTCCTTGGCCTGTAATACCGTATGTACCAGGACCTGATTGTGTTGCTTCTGTTAATACTCTCACTGCTTGAGTCATGTTCTCAGCTAAAGTCTTATATAAGTGTTGTTGCTCTTTACTCATATCTTTAGTTCTAAGTTTGATGTCTTCAGAAATTGTTCTTGGGCCTTGTGTAATTGGCTTACGAACGTCTTCACGAACTACTCTACGTTGAGTTAAATCTTCGTGTTTTCTTTCTGAATAAACAGGTCTTTTAGCAGGAGGAGTTTGTTTCTCTTGTTGTGCTCTGCGTTCTTGAAGTTTCTTCAATACTTGCTCTTTTGTTAGTTTCATATTTTCTCCCTTATAATATTATTTTTATTTTTTGTTAACTACAATCTGCAACTAATACTATAACTGAGAAACCTTTTATTTTTAACCTAAGTTGTTTATAGGTTTGTTTAATCTTCTCCATCAAAATGCATATTTTTCGCTAAGAATGACAGCCTCGCTTTTTACAATTATTCTTTATCTACCAATTTAGCAAGATATTCTAAATCTTCATCACTTAGTTCGTCTAATTCTTCCTCAGATAGCTCGTCAAAGTCTAGTAAATCTTCCTCATCTTCAGATTCTTCATCTTCTTCGCCATCAGATTCTTCTTCGCCGTCTTCAGACTCTTCATCTTCGTCGCCTTCAGACTCTTCTTCGCCTTCATCTTCAAGGTCTAATTCAAGCATAGGATCTTCAACTGGAGATAGCTGCTCTTTTAAATCTAATATAAGTTGTCTCAATTCGTCGATATCAGATTTAAGCGATTCAAGTGTTACTTCTTCGCCTTCAGACTCTTCTTCGCCTTCAGACTCTTCTTCATCTTCAGACTCTTCTTCGCCTTCAGACTCTTCTTCGCCCTCAGATTCTTCATCTTCAGACTCTTCTTCGCCTTCATCTTCACCGACTAGCTTAAGTTCGTTTTCTTTAGCCTCTTCAGCGAATTCATCGATAATATTATTGGCTTCAGTTACTACTTCTGTGTTTGTACTTTCTTCTTTTGTCTCTTTTAATTTAGCCAATTCGTCAAGTACCTCCTTATATTCTTTTTCGATAGCGT